ATTTACTTTTACTCCAAAAACCAAAACAGAAATTGGAACTGCAGTCGCGGCGGGTAATTTAACAGAATCTAACGGAGACTTTATTTACACATTTAGGTGGTCTGATGGTACTAATTACTTAACAAAACCAGTTACAATAACTTACAACCCTGTTGCTACAGGTATTGCTTATCTTGGTGATAGAGGTTTTAACGCAGGTGGTAATGGTAGTACCACTAATATATCTTATTTTAATATACCTACTGGTGGTGCATTTGCTGATTTTGGAGACCTGATTGGTGCGTTTTCTCAGTTTGGTGGTGTGGGTGATGGTGCTAGAATAGTAACTATGGGTGGTTATGATAATCAACAATCAGGGGCAAAACAATCTGAAAGAATTCAGTATTGGGCATCCGCGACATTGGGTGATGCAGTTGATATTGGAAATCTATCCCAACCACGATCTAAAACTAGTGGTTGTGTTGGAGATGCTACTAGGGCAGTTTCTGGTGGTGGTTATACGTCAGGGAACCCCGGCGTTGTAGATGATATAGATTATGTAACTATTCAAAATTTAGGAGATGCAACGGAGTTTGGAGACCTCTATCAAGCACGTGATGAATGTGCAGGTGCTAATGATGCTACACGTGGTGTTTTTATACAAGGGGAAATCTCAGCTCAGGTAAATACTCAAGATTACATCACAATCCAAACGCCTGGAAATGCTCAAGACTTTGGGGATGCTACTCATGTAGCATATGGAAACAATTCAGGTATTTGTGCTGATGAGACAAGAGGTCTTTATATGGGTGGTAATCAATCTGGACTTTCTTATGGATGGGATACGATAGAGTACATAGTTATACAGACTACAGGTAGTGCTACAGATTTTGGTAATATGGATAATGGTCGGTTGGCGGTTCAATCATGTAGTGATGGAATAACAGGAGTTATTACTGGTGGTTTTGCATATCCTACAGGCAATGCGTTGAATTATGTGCAAAAGGTAACTATACAAACAGCAGGTAATGCCACAGATTTTGGACAAACTCTTGTAACAAGTTCGCAACAAGCATATCATCAACGTGATGGTGCAGGGATGTCAGGAAATGCCGCATAAATAACTTTACATTATACAAATATTGTGATATAATAACTTTATGATTGACTTGAAACAAATACATGAAATGTGGTCTAAGGACTGCGAAATAAATCAGATACGACTTGATGAATCATCACGTGTGACTCCTATGTTACATGCTAAGTATCTGGAACTTCTATCCCAAACAAAACTCATGTTGAAACGTGCAGAGTTTGCACAGAAGTCTTTGTTGAAAGACAAGTGGTTATATTACAATGGAAAGATGTCTCAAGAAGAGTTAGAAGAGAAAGGTTGGGAACCAGATCCTTTTAACGGTCTAAAGGTACTCAAAGGTGAAATGGAACACTACTACAATTCAGATCCAGAGATACAGAAGTCTGAAGAGAAGATAGAGTATTACAAGACTGTGATTGAGACGTTAAGTGAGATAATAAATAATCTTAACTGGCGACATCAGACAATAGGTAATATAATTAAGTGGAAGCAATTCGAGTCAGGAAACTAAACCATTCCGATTTACAGATTGAATGTGATAATGGTACGGCGCAAGAATTAAACGAATACTTTTCGTTCTATGTGCCCGGCTATAAGTTCATGCCTGCATTCCGCAATAAGTTGTGGGATGGTAAGATACGACTCTTCACACTAAGAGAACGTACACTACCCGCTGGTTTATATTATCATCTACAAGAATTTACAGACAAACGTCAATATAACCTATTAACAGAGAAAAGTCAATACGGTAAACCAGACGATAGAACTCACGTCAAACCAAAAGTTCTTACTGAATTTTTAAATGATTTAAATTTACCATTCCCACTCAGAGACTATCAGTTTCAGTCGGTAGGAGAGGCGTTGGTTCGTAAACGTGCGATTCTGTTATCACCGACAGGTTCTGGTAAGTCGTACATGATCTATGCACTCGCAAGGTTCTGGTATGCAATGTTGACTGATGGTAGGTCATTTCCAAAAGGTGGACGTGTTCTTATCATAGTTCCTACAACATCGTTAGTCGAACAGATGCACAGTGACTTCATAAAGTATGGAATGCCTGAAGGTGGGATGCACAGGATCTATTCTGGTAAAGACAAGGCAGTCGATGCGTCAATCGTAATATCTACATGGCAATCTATTTACAAACTACCCAAGGTTTGGTTCGAACAGTTTGGTTGTGTATTTGGGGATGAGGTGCATGGGTTCAAGTCAAAGTCATTGATGAACATAATGAACAAGTGTACAGAAGCAGAATATAGATTTGGAACGACAGGAACATTAGATGGGTCACAAACGCATGAGCTGGTTCTACAAGGACTATTCGGGAAGATATATAAAGTCACTACCACTAAGCAATTACAGGATAACGATACTCTTGCCCCGCTCACTATCAGGAGACTCGTTCTTTCATATGGACGAGAGTTACGTAAAACTTTCGGGAAAAAAACCTACCAAGAAGAAATCGACTTTATCGTTGGTCACGAAAAACGGAATAAATTTATCAGGAACCTAGCACTGGATCTCAAAGGTAATACTCTAGTGTTATTTAATTATGTTGACAAACATGGTAAACCCTTACATAACTTGATACGAGAGAAAGCAGAAGACAGAAAAGTATACTTTGTATCTGGAGAAACTAATACATCCGACAGGGAAGCGATACGAGGAATCGTAGAAGGAATGAATAATGCAATCATTGTTGCGTCACTCGGTACGTTCTCTACAGGTATAAATATAAGAAACCTACACAATATAATCTTTGCATCACCTAGCAAATCACAAATTAGAGTGTTGCAATCTATTGGTAGAGGATTGAGGAAAAGTGATGATGGAAGGGAAACCACATTGTATGATATTAGTGATGATATTGGTTGGATGAAGAGAAAGAATTATTCTCTGTTACATTCTGAAGAACGAGAAAATATATATCAAAAAGAACAGTTCAATTATAAAACGGTAGTGATAGATCTATGAAACTAAGACAATTTAAATTAACTAACAACGATGAGATTGTTTGTGAGGTTATGGATGTCGATGAGGCCGATAACCACAATGGAGATATTATTGCTCGTAAGATCTTAAAAGTGTTTCACGCGGAAGACTTCGATCAGAACGTAAGGTATTATTCTTTCAAACCTTGGGTTTCATTCCAAGAAGATATAAACGAATTAAGTGCAATCAACCCAGACCACATTCTTGGTGAGGCGACACCTTCCTCCATACTCAAGTTGCATTTCAAAAATGCCCTCGACATCATTCTAGAATCTCAAGAGATGAAAGGTAAGAAGAGTCTTAACATAGATGAAGTTATGATGGACACGACAGATATGTCTAGGGATGAAATCGCCGAGTACTTGAAAGATAAATTCTATGAAGAACAATTTTCTGAGTTACAAGAGTATCAACAGGATTCATCACAGACAAATATCATACACCTGTTCCCACCTTCAGATAAGATACACTAGTATTCCCCCCTATCCTAAAGGCGCATATTAATTATACACCTATTTTACGATTTTGTCAAGCGTTATTTTTATGTTTGAAATAAAAAAATAATATTTTACATTCTCTTTATTATTTGATATAATATAGTTATGAAAGGAAATTGAAATGCCACGAAAAAATAGAAAAAGCGAACACTATGTTAATAACGCTGATTTTTCTCAGGCAGTTGTCAGTTATGTTAGAACAGTTAACGAAGCAAAACAAGCAAGTAAAACTCTTCCAGTAGTACCAGATTATATAGCTCAGTGCTTTCTCAGTATCGCTGAAGGTTTGTCTCACAAATCTAATTTTATTCGCTACACATACCGCGAAGAAATGGTTATGGATGCAGTTGAAAATTGTTTGAAAGCAGTAGAGAACTATGACATAGAGGCAGCAACCCGAACTGGCAAACCAAATGCGTTTGCATACTTTACACAAATAACATGGTATGCGTTTCTACGCAGGATCGCCAAAGAGAAAAAACAACAAGACATTAAACTAAAATATTTAACAAGGTCTGGTATCGAAAACTTTGTGGATGGAGACATGAGTGATGACTACGCAATGAATGTGGTTGGATCTTTTGTTGACACACTCAGAGATCGTATAGACAAAGTAAGGACTCAGGATACAGAAGTGAAAGCATTTGTAAAAGAAGAGAAACTAAAAAAGAAACGTGCAGTACATGCTGACTCAGACTTGTCGGAATTTCTTAAATGAAGGTTGCGGTATTAAATGACACACACTGTGGTATTCGAAATAGTTCTGATATTTTTCTTAATAATGCTGCTGATTTTTACTCTAAAGTTTTTTTCCCTTATTGTAAGGACAATGATATCAAACAAATTGTTCACCTTGGTGATTATTATGATAATCGTAAGTTCATGAACTTTAAGGCGCAGAACCATAGTCGTAAATCATTTCTAGATCCTATGCGTGAACTTGGTATGCGAATGGATATTATTCCAGGCAACCATGACACGTATTACAAAAATACAAATGATTTAAATTCTCTGAAAGAACTTCTGGGTTACTACATGAACGAGATCCATATTATTATGGAACCCACAGTCATGGAGTACGGATCTCTCAAGATGGCAATGATCCCTTGGATCAACCAAGAGA